GTAGTATAATAAAGGAATATTATGAGCGAAGATTACACACCAGACTTACAAAAACTGTACTTAGAATTCTTGTTGGCTGACAAGGATCTATTTGTGCGTTGTAATGCTATATTAGAAAGCAGTTACTTTGACAGGCAGTTTAGAGATACTGTAGACTTTATAAAATCGCATGCAGACGAATATAATGATGTTCCCATGCTGGAACAAGTTAAAGGTGTCGCTGGTGTTGAAATATCTGATGTGCGTGACAAGTTAACAGTAGAACATAAAAATTGGTTTATGGATAACTTTGAACAGTTTTGTAGACACAAAGCATTGGCGGCGGCTATACTTGAAAGTGCAGACAAACTTGAGAACAAAGAATATGGAACAGTAGAAGGCATTATCAAAGCGGCAACAGAAATAGGACTTGCTAAAAACTTTGGCACAGACTATTGGGAAGATCCAGCAGGACGTATTCAAGCAATTAAAGACAACAGAGGACAGAACAGTAGTGGGTGGGACACATTTGATAGAGTACTATATGGAGGATTTAATCCAGGCGAGCTAAACATCTTTGCAGGTGGTAGTGGTAGTGGTAAGAGTTTGTTTATGCAAAACTTGGCACTGAACTGGGCATTGCAAGGTAAGAACGTGGTGTACATTAGTTTGGAACTTAGTGAAGAATTGTGTGCTATGAGACTAGATGCTATGCTTACTGGTATGAGTACCAAAGACGTAATGAAGAATAGTGGTGATGTAGAACTACGTGTTAAGATGGCTAGTAAGAAAGCAGGTAAACTACAAGTAATACAAATGAAAAATGGCACTACAGTTAATGATATTAAAGCATACATGAGAGAATATCAGATACAAAACAACTTACATGTTGATGCACTACTAGTTGACTACTTGGATCTTATGATGCCAGTTACAGTAAAAGTTAATCCAAGTGATCAATTTATTAAAGATAAGTTTGTTAGTGAAGAACTACGTAACCTAGCAACAGAGCTAGGCATACTGTTTATTACTGCTTCTCAGTTAAATCGTAGTGCAGTTGATGAGATTGAATTTGACCACAGCCACATTGCAGGCGGTATAAGTAAAATTAATACTGCTGATAACTTAATTGGTATATTCAGCAGTAGGGCAATGCGAGAGCGTGGCAGAGTACAAATACAATTTATGAAAACTAGAAGTAGTAGTGGTGTTGGAAGTAAACTGGATTTGAAGTTCAATATGGATAGTTTGCGTATTGAAGACTTAGATGAAGATGAACAACAAGATGATGGTGGCGTAACTAGCATTTATCAAAAACTAAAAACAAAAAGCACAGTTGCACCCGCAGGCGAAAATGTAACTGAAAATAATATGGATGCAAATCCACAAATAGATGCAACAGACAGACTTAAAAGTTTGTTAAGAAAGAGCGAGTAGTGATCAGATTAATTAGTATAGATGAACTGGATATACTATCCGGTGACCCTGTAAGACCACATATTGAAAAAACAAGTGTGGGAAAGCAAGTTTATGTGTTAGATGATATATCAGCTGTAATTTGTATATGTTATTGTACTCAGGTACCAATGACAGAAGAAGAACTTGAAGAATATAAAAATGATAACGGATCTATTGCAGTAGCATATACTGTATGGAGCCACAAACCAGGTGCAGGGAGAACCATTGTAAATGAATTGCTAGTATTAATGAAAGCAAAAGAAAACATAGAAAAACTTGTTACGTTAAGTCCACTTACAGAAATGGCAAGAAAATTCCATATTAAGAATGGAGCAAATCTTATTAGTAAGTCTGACACGTGTCAAAACTTTGAATATAATGTGTGCTGAAGCAAAGGTGCAGTGTACCTTATCTTTTATCTAAATATGATTCTGAACTACAAGCACTGTGTTTTAAAGTTGAGTCATTAATATGAGCCTAGTTTGAGCCTGTGTTTTGTGCTTGCATGCCATTGATGATTTTGCTCTTATTGTTAACGGATCCTAAGTTGAGAATCAAGAAATACGCAAATGCCATAAGTGCTAGTCACCAATGCTCCAGCAATGATATTTACTAAATACTATTAAGATGAAGCGAAAAACACGATCAATTTTGGAAGAAATAAATGCAATGTCACCAAAACGTGACACTAAGCAGATTGTTGAATCAAATGCTACACAGATTATAGTGACTGCAATTAATTTAATTAATTTAATTAACGAAAGTTTTGATGTGGAGACAGCGGCTGATTTAAACAAACGATTAATAAATGCAATCAGAACAAAAGATCCACGTAAGTTTCAAAGAGGTATTGGTAAAGTAAATGAGAATAGCAGACATATTAGGCGGAAGTAAAAAACGTAAAAAACGAGGTAGCCGTCTTAAAAGAATTATTGGAGATAGTCTGAGAGCGACTGTTAAAGAAGGTGGAAATATATTTCCTAATAGTGTAAGTTTCGATCATGCTAAAATTCCAACACTAATGAAAGCAATTAATAGTGTACTAGCTAAGACTGGTACTAAAGCTATTCCCATTGGTAGTGGTGCAACACCTACTGTAGGAAAGATTAGTGGTGACCTAGATATGATAGTTGATGTTGATCAACTAAAGCAACACTTCAATATGGAAGATGCTGAAGACAAAGTTATTAGACAAAAACTAGAACAGTTATTCGGACTAGCAGGATTTACTACAAAGAAGAGTGGTACTAGTGTACATGTCGAAGTACCCGCTGGTAATGAAACACATCAAATTGATATTATGGTTGTACCTAATGCAGAGAATGCGGCACAATTTCATACACATAGTATTCCACAAGGTAGTAAGTTTAAAGGTGTAAACAAAATGATTGCACTAGCTAAATTAGCTGGTAATCAAAACATGTTGTGGTCACCTTATCAAGGATTGTTTAGCAGAGATGCAAATGGTAAGAAAGCTGATTTGATAACCAGTAACATAGATGAAATAGCAAAAGCATTATTAGGCCCTAATGCCTCAGGAAAAGATATAGGCAGTGTCGAAGCTATAATGGCGGCATTGGGTAAAGAAAAAGGTGATGCATTGCTAGCAGACTTGCGTAGTGGAGCAAACTGGAAAGAGCTTGAATAATGAGAGCCAATCAATTTCTAACTGAAGCTACTACCAGCAAAGGTAGAGAGTACAATCACTTAGAAGACCTAGTTACATTTGAAGGTAGCAGAGGTGCGTTAAAAGCCGCAGAGATACTCACAAGACTAGGACAAGATTCAAAAGACGTTAGTATTAAATGGGACGGTAATCCAACTATATTCTGGGGAAGAGAACCAGACGGTACTTTTGTAATGACTGGTAAAAATGGTTGGGGCAAAAACAAAACAACCAGTAGTGGACAATTACAAGACTTTATTATGAATACTGGACAAGGCGAAGACTGGCGTAAAGACTTTGCTGGAGAAATGGCAGGAGTGTTTGATATACTAGAAGCAAATACACCCAGTGATATGAAAGGCTATGTATACGGAGATTTACTTTATACACCACGCAAGCCCGTTGTAAGCTCACAAGCAGGCTTACAGTTCACTCCTAACAAAGTTACATACACTGTTGACCCGGCAAGTGCGTTAGGTAAACGTATAGCGGGCAGTACAGTGGGCGTAGTAGTACATACATACCATGATGCATTTGGAGATAAGACAGGTACTCCAATCAAAGACACTAAGAGTATTAATAGTAATGCGGTTTTGGTACTAGGACAAACATATGTAACACATCAACCCAAAGTTGATACAAGTGCAGTTCAGGATATAGTTACAACGGCAAATGCGAACGCACAAATAATAGACAATTGGTTAGCGCCGGAGCAAGGACTGAGTAGAAAAGATGCAATAATCTATAACTATGTTAACCAAATGACCAAACAAGGTAAGTTAGACCAACTCAGGACAGGATTTTTCGATTGGCTAAAAACCAGTAAGGTCAGCCAAGGTCAGCAAACAAAACTAATAGCAGGTGATACAAAAGGTTTAGATGCTATGTTGGATCTTGTTGTTAAAATACAAACTATCAAGAACAATATAATTGACCAATTAGACGATGCAGGCGCTGATGTCAAAGCAAGTACAGGCGACCAAACAGGCGGTGAAGGATATGTGGCAACTAGGGATAAGATTAAATTAGTACCTAGACACAAATGGACTCCCAACTAAATGAAACCAAAAGTTCTGATATTAGGCTGTAGCTTTACAGCTGGCAGATACAGTTTAGCACCCGATAACACAGAAATATTACATACAGATTTTGGTTGGTATGATCAACTTTCCAAAGACTATGATTATACAGTCTATAGCTTTCAAGGAGGCGGTGCTATTAATTACGCACATGTAATTCGAACACTGCATGAACAAAACAAACTTAAAGATTATGAACATTGTATAATACAACAAACATGGGAACCTAGATTTATGCTTTACCATCATGAAGGTTTT